TATCTTCTGCTTGGAGATTATCGCCAGGAACCCATGACAAGTCTACGAAGAGCATATGACTTGCCTTCGTTAAAGTTACGCCTGTTCCCATCGCCCCAATCGTACCAGCAATGCCCTTCAACTCCCCATTCTGAAACTGTTTAATATATTCATTTCTCTTACTGGCAGGTGTGCTACCGGTGATAGTACGCCACCCTTCTCTTGACTCGATGGCGTCAATAGCTGCACGGTGTTGACCGAATACAACTAATGGAAGTTCTAGTTCTTCAAACGCTCCGAGCCAATCTAACATTGCTGGTATCTTCCCCCTGGCTACTGCTTCACGAATCTTTGCAATGCTTTCAAATTCAATCTTCAGTTTTTGTATTAACTGAGAAGTTGCAAGATCATTAGGATCGATACCGTGTTCTTTTAATTCATCCAGTATATTATCACACATCTTCATGACAGGTTTACTGATGTCCACTTCAACCACCCCTCTGGTTTTCCCAGGTAGGTCGGGCAGTACATCCCTCTTTCTCCTACCTAACGCAACACGCTTCAAACCTTCAGCTGCTGACGGGTGAGGAGTTCCCCAGTCCCAACCATTCCACTGGTTCTTGTAACCCCTGAAAAGTCTGACGAAGTTTTCCCAGGTTCTGTAAGATTTTTTGTTTAAATCAATTGATTTTAAAAGACCCCACAGTTCATTGGGTTTATTCATCAAAGGTGTACCTGTCATTGCCCAGACAACACCATCCAAGCTGATGACACGATGCGCTACAGATCTGAACTTCTTAGTTCTCTTTGCTTTGTAGTTCTTTACTGCGTGAGCTTCATCTGCAATTAGAGTTATCTTTTTCTTATCTGAGTCAACGTCGGTATAAGCTTCAGCTAACAGTTTATTTAAATCAGATGCAAGTGGGAGCATAGAGTATGAAAGAATCACAGCTTCTTTTCCAACAGGAAATCTGAAGTCTTTCTTCTTCTTAATAATCGAAACAGGGTGAGGGTATCCCCACAACTTTAGTTCGGACTCCCAGTTAAACCGCAAGAAAGCGGGGCACACTATTAGTATTGGATGGTTATAATCTGCTGCTTTAATAGCCTGAACAGTTTTACCAAGTCCCATGTCATCAAAGAGTAAGGCACGTTGCTTACTCTTTAGGAATGAGACACCTTTCTTTTGATACTCGTATAACTGCATTGTGTTTTCCTTTATGCATCTTCATAAAATAAATCTTGGTTATCTCTTTTATTTTTACGGGCCTTGTTTCTAACTGGAGCATGTTTCGGTGAAAAGTTTTTCAATGCCCAGTTTGAGCCAAAACGTACACCCATAATTGTCCAAACTGAAATGCCTAGAATTTTTGCTAGAAAAAATTCCCAAAATATAATTATGCACAGTACATACTTGATAGCTGTCCACACATAATCAACGCCCATAAAAAATAACTCTGCTAAATAATCCATGTGTTCTCCTACTCAAAATCTAAATCAACAAATCTCAAAGACTCCTTCTCATCTTTATCACTTGAATCAAGTACATCATGAATGATGGACAGGGATGGTGTATCATCTTTCCAAGCTTCAACACCTTCAACCAATCTAAGGCACAACATCAACAGGTCACAGTCGTTTGTGTTTTCCATACACTTATCTGTGTCAAAGTTAACGAGTGCTTCTATTGATAGTTGAAAGAAGTCCTCCATCATTCTTATTATTTTCTTCTTGTGGTTCTCCAGATCTTCCTTGTCGTCGGCTCCCCCACGCAGAATTATATCTACTGTTTCTTCTACGACGCCGCGAACGCTTTCTGACTTTGCCAAATTCAGCATGACCCCCTCCGTCATCCTTCTTATCTATTAAACCGGTGCAAAGAATGAATAACAGTAAAAGCGCATAAGCCCCTATGTACTCATCGCTTAAGCTCATACGGCTTTGCCGAAGATGTCCGGTCGCATTTCATATCTTGTAACTACGCCCCCAACAATCTTCTCAATCAACAAACACTTTTCAGCTGGGATCTTCCCCCGAAGTTTCCAGCTGTTAATGGACGGTTGTTGCAGCTGTAGCTTGCGAGCCAATGCTGACTGGCTCCCACAAATCTCAATAACTTTGTCCAATGCTCGTGCTGCTGATGCTGCTTCTGTCTTCTTCATAAATAAATCTCCTGGTAATGATAGGTTTACCTATCAGTTATAAACTAAGTAACATCGAATGGTCAAACTTATTAAGCCATTGCCATTACAAATGATGTCTGGAAACTTCCGTTGTTGTACTCGGACACAGCGGGATCTCCTTCTTCGTAGAAGGAAAAGTTAATGTGTTGTTCATTCAACCCTTTGAGTACCGATGTCATTTTGTTTACAGCAAACAGAGGGAACTTTGCAAAGCTTCTGATACCTTCATTCTCTGGAAAGATATCATCGTAGTTAACTAGCTCTGCTTCTTCATGATTTTCTATAAAATCTATATGTTCTTCTTGGTTATAAAGATAAGATTCTCCAGCTGTATTAAACTCAAAGCAAAGATTCTGTTTCTTTTTAACACACTGCTTTGCTGTCTTAGCATCTACATAGATTGTTGTAACAGGTTGCATTGCTTGTTGTGCAAAGAACGGACCTTTAAGAATCCCTGCAATCGCACCATCACTAGCCTTACTAATACATTGAGAGCTTAGTGTTACCTCAATGTATTGTAGAGATGCTGTCTTACCAGTTAGATAATGCAGGAGCATCATCTGATATGGGATCTCATACTTGTATATCGCCATCTTTGTTTTCCTTTTTAAGATGTTTAAGAATTCTATGTAGAGCATTCTCGCAATCACTTATAAGAAGAGTTGCTTGCGTTGTGTCTACGCTAGAATCTTTATTGAATTCTTTGATGCGGTTTATTAGTCTGATCACTTGCCCTTCCATCACTCCCCCTTATTGAAAAGACGCCATCCTTAGTAAACCAAACCCTGTCAAGAGGTCCAGTTACTTTCGTATTGTCCTTAGCCCATATAAAAGTGTTATGAAACATAGGGTTAAAGGTAATCTTCTCCGCATCAGATGGAGGTACCTCAATAAAAGTTTCGGTGTACTCGCCAACTAAGAATACCGCTGGGGTTTTCTTGCCAGTTTCTTTAATCCTTTCAAGAGTTTTGGAATTGATTTTAGGATTAACCAAATCCAATACAAGGTTCGGAGTACGTGCATGTTTATTAATCACCTTTCTTTTGTGCCTAATTGACCAGAAGTAATTGTTCTTACCTTTACCTCTTCTCAGGTTACGATACACCTCTACTTCCATTGTGTTCTCCTTAGCAGCAAGTGCGTTTGCTCTCGACCCCTGGTGGGAGTACAACCTCCAGTGTCGCTAGTCGCATTGCGCTAGAATCTAGGCCACAGTTAAAATGCCAGACAAGATCTTCAAGGGCGCTCTGGTCAAACCAAATGCGACCGTTCTCGTCGGCTTCAAACTCTGTGATGTATTCTTGACCTCTCTCAAACTGTAATACGAATGTCATTGTGTTCTCCTATGATTCCTTTTGTTTTCTAGTTTCTTCTTTATCAATACTGCTCATGACCATACCTTTCTAATGGTGCCATCCTTCTGAAGCCAATTACCGTTTTCGTCAGGACTATTTGAACGAAACAAAGCATCTTTAGGAAAGAGCTTTGAGCACTCTGGCCCAACCGGGTAACATCCCATGTAACCACCATGCTCTGTGTCCGTTAGTTCCTCATGAGACTGTGACACCACGCTACACCCCCCATCACACACTTCGATGGTCCAATGGTTGTTGAACTTCACATGCCGATTGCAAATGTAACAAGGGTTGTGGTGCCCATGTTTTGGAATGCGTTCCATCCCAGGGGGGCAGGGGTTATGGCCTGGATAGTCGTAACCTTTGGCTATTAATTTACCTTCGCATGAGAAAATGTCTTTTGGTTCTGGCGTATCTTTTTTCTTTGTCATTGTGCTCTCCTGAAAAGTCTACGTGTTTTCTTTTTGTAGTATTTCTTTTTTGGTTTTACCTTCTTCTTTTTAGAAGGACATTTATAGAATTTGATAGGGCGTTTATATTCTTTACGGGTAAGTCTTTTTATAGTTCTGGTTAGCCCGTCTGTTTTCTTATTACGCCTTTCAAACTCCGCGTTATCCAACATTCTATCTAGGGTGCGTCTCTCCCAGTAGGTCATGCATCCACAAGAGGGATCATATCTTTTGGTTCTAAGAGTTGTGCAGCCAGATAGAAGAGAGAGCCCCACTGCAAGCAGGGCTCCCTTTCCTATGGCCTTCATTAAGCAGCCAGAAGCATATCGTTCAGCGTAGTCTCAGCCTTGCGTACAAGGTTTGAGCCACTGCCGAACAACGCGCTTTCAAAGCGGTTGCCTTGGCCACCTTTGGAAGAACGGTAGTAGTTCACATACTCTGTGACTGCGTTGTATGCAGCCCAGCCTGTGAAGCGTACACCTGGAAGGTCTTGACCACGCCCCATGAGGTAGAGGTTTTGAAGTTTCTCTCGTGCATTCTCAGCACGCTTCTTGTTCCCCTCCTTGGGATCTGGAATCAAGGTGTTAGCAAATGTATCCCAATTATCATTGGTCATCTGCGTCTGAGCTAATGCCTTAGAAAAGTCTACGACATTATCAAGTTGCTGGTTTGCAAGTCCGAAGATATTCCGTGCCTCTTCCATACGATTACGCATGTTCCGAGTGTGGCGCACCGAGATACCCTGGCCCCTCCCTTTGTTTAGTGCAACAGCTACGGTGTTAGCACAGACTACACGAACGGTAGTTGGCAAACATCGCAACGCTCCTGACCCATCATGGGAGTTGTAAAGTAGGATGTACTTATCAACCAAGTCTCCAGGCAATGCCTCGAACTGGCCAATCTTACCAAGCACCCAAATCTTTTTACCACCCCGAAGAGAACCCGCAGTGTGGTAACGCATAAGACCTTCATCAACCAAAGAGTCCATGAACTCAAAGGCTTCTGTATTCTGTAGAAGGTTGTAGTTCTTACCTACTACCCCAAGAACTGAGTTGTCCGTTGGACGAACAACTGCACGTTGGTCAGGGATTTGAATTGCTTCTTCACCGGGTTCGGTGTGAGCGTACATGATACGCTTCTCCACTTCCCACTCAAGACCTGAAGCTTCCAAGGCTTGCTTGGAGTGTACGTCTTGATCTCCGACGTAGACACCCTCTCCGTGCCAAGGTACATCGCCTACATACATCATTGTTTCTACTGCTGCTGCCATTGTGTTCTCCTTAAATGCCGTTTGCATTTGTAATAGTAAAAGTCTCATTTGCGAACTCAACTTCGCAAACATCACCACCTATTTTCAGATCCCTGGTGAAAGAATCGTAGTCAAAGTAATTCGCTAAGCTACCCATCATCTTTTTTAGGTCATAGCAATCATCAATTAATTCATATGCATAGTCACTAGCTGTACCGGGATATACACAAACGTCTTCTAGTTTTCCTTTGGCGTCTTCCAGTGTGTATCCCAGATACTCTAACAAGTAGAGTAATGCTACTATCTCAGAAGGGTATGACAAGTTATCAATGTATTCTACATACTCTTCAAAGTTAGCTGGAGTAACATCGCAATGTTCAAACAAAGCTAAGTGGTTATCTTCAGATCCCTGGTAGCTTAGTTCAACTTCTTCTACGTCATGTTGCTTCATTTTCTTTTCAAGGGACTCCAAGTCCTCGAAAAAGAAAAAAGGTTTACAAGTATCATAAGGTGTTGCACAGAAATCATTACCCATAATTTCTCCTTTGTATATAGCTGTACGCTATAAGTTTTGATAAAAATTTATTTACTGCTAAAGAAAGTATGCACTACCCAGGCCATAAATGCGGAAGATATTAAGGACATAATCAGTCCGATAGAATAACTCACTGCATTATGAAACGTGAACAGGTTACTAAAATCTATTAGCGATGCTGTCCGGTATCCCAAGAAGCCGGACATGAATATTGTGAATACTATCCAAAAGAACAAGGGTAGTTGGTTGGTCATTCAGCCCACCCTTGTTGCTTAATATAATCTAAGACTTCTTCAGACACTGGCAATTTTTCTTCTTCAATCTCGCCCTTGGTCCTGAAGTCATAGGTGCTACCATCGGACTGGTTAGAAGCCCCATAGATAGCAGCCAAGTCTCGAAGTGACATATTGATTGGTGCCTCTTCTAGTTTACCTGAGTTCATCCTGATGCAAAGTGACCATGCCTGTTCAGCTACATGAGCTAGTCTGGTCGCTTCACCGGATGGTGAACCAAGGTTTTGAAATACTTTACGTGCTCGCTCTACTTTATATGAACTCATATTGTTCCCCCTTATAGAGAGTTTATATTATAGGTGTAGGTAAATCTACCCTACTGTCCGGGTTGCCACATAGAAGCGTGCATATCAGCTTCAGTCATTTCATCATCATCATATTCATCTTCGTCAGAATCAGCATTATCCCGAAGGTTATCAAGCTCATCGGCTCGTTGCTTCTCTGCCTCCTCATGAGGGTCCACAGAATCTACACCTTTAGATGTAAATCTACGTGTATCAGGGTTGTTCTCATTGTGACGAGCAATACGTGCTTCATTCTCTTCACTGTAATCATCGCCACTTTCATCCTCATAAGCGCACTCATCGTAATCAGCAGAAGGGTTACGACCATCATCAAATTGTTCCCAATAATTACTCATTATCATTCTCCTTTAAGATTAACTCTAACGCTCTTCTGATCTCATCATCAGAAAGAAACTCTCTTAAGTTCTCAATTACCATTACCAACGCTTGAAGGTTGGATCCTAATGCTATGTCTTTATCTATCATAGCTTATCTCTCTTGTCTATAGGTTAAGGTAAATTAAAGTACCTCTACAATCTGGCTACCGTAAGCCCAGGCCCCGTCGAAACCAATCACCAGGAATTGTTTTGATTCTAATCTGGCTGCTGGTACAGGTGTGCCGTACTTGCCACGCTCCTGCTCACACAATTCAATGCGAGTAATAACATCTTCAAGGATTGGGCCACCTCCGAAGCAGCTACGGTAAGATACCTTGTCTCCAATCTTAATCATTTAGTTGCCCCCCATTAATTAAATAACAGTCTATTAAATCATCAGCCTCCCCGGCTAGACAACTCTTCCAATCGTCATCATCCCACGCCACGAATGCTTTTAAATCTCCTTTATTAAAAGCCTCTTCTGCGCTTTCCCAATCATCGTAAGCAGGTGCGGGTTTAAAACCATAGGACTCA